GGGCAATCCTCCTGGAGGCACACGTAGCTCAGACGACTGCCCCTGGGCATCCAGTCGCACCAATGCTGGAGGAAGCTGGCATAGGGGCCATCCTCAAGGAACATGATCAACTGCTCGTCGTCAGTGACCTTGAAGAGCTTGGTGAACTGGGAGGGGGCATTGGCCTTGGTGCGCCGCCACCCGGCCCAGCCCTTGGCTACGGCCAGACCGGCGTCGTCGTCGGCCTCCTCTTGTTCGGGCTTCTCGTTACGCCGCAGGCGGCGAGGTTGGGCTTCTTCCTCCTGGTCGTACTCTTCGGCTGGACGAGGGCGTATCAGCCTTCGTGTTTGCTCGGCCATTTTGGCTCCTTTTCTTCTGCGCTAGTAGGAAGTCTTCGGCAAGGTTGGGAGAGATGTCGCTCCACTGGTTGACTTGTTGCAGTTCTTCGGTGGCAAGGCGTTCGACCTCCTCGATGATGAGGAGTTCCAGGTGGTCGGTGTAGGTGCGTCGGTGTGCGGCATCCAGTGCGGTCCAGTCCTCATCGGACAGGCCCAGGTCATGGTGGTCAGCCTCGGCTCCCACCTCAACCTGCACGGTCTCGTAGTCCCGGACTCGCACTAAATAGCGAATGTGCTTTGTGAGTTTCATAGCCAGTTTTTCCAGGCAGCGATGACACGGGCAGTGAAGTTGGTCTGTTGTATGCGGGGGGGATGCTCCTCCAGCAGGCGTTCGTCCCTGGCGATGGCGACGATCCCCTCGATTTGTGTACGGGTCCAAAGACGCCGTCCTGCATTGCCCCTGGACCCGTACACCGGTTTGGTCTGATAGACAGCCCTGGGCATCCAGCCCTTGCGGATCCAGGCTCGTATGGTCACGGCATCCCGCTGGAGAGCCTTGGCGAGCGCCCCCACGGTGAACAACTCCAGGGGCTGCTTGGTGACCGGGTGGATCTTGCCCTTAATGGGGTGGGCGTCCCAGTCCTCGTCCTCCTTGGCCTGGCGGCGCTCCTCCACCTGGCGTTCGTGCCGCATCTCCTGGGACTCCCGCCGCCTCTGCTTGGAGCCGGGATAGAACTCGTCCTGGAGGGGGGCGAACGCCGCCATGAGTCCATGCTCATAGTCCGGGCGGCACAACGCACTCACCGGAGCGGCTTTCCATCCTCGTCCAGCACGTAGAAGGCGTACTGCACCCTGGTGGGGAACATGCGGTCCAGTTCGTCCTGGCTGATCTTGTTGTCGTAGAAGGCAGCCCGGATCCGACCCTCATCCGGGACGGCCACCCATTCGACCATCTCGTCCCACAGGCCCTTGGCCTCCAGGATCTCCTCGGTCACCTCTTCGTTCATGCGATGACTGGTCTGACACTGGTTCTTCAGTTCAGCGATGCCGTTGTGGAGAGGATCACCCAGCTTGAGAAAAAGTGACCCGGTCTCTGGATCGGTCTCACCGTATTTTTGGACGACGGCCTTGATCCGGTTCTTCCGGGACTCCATCTCCTCATTCAGGAGATTGGCCTGCTGCTTGAGGGCGTACCAGGCGGACACCTCTTCTCGCAGGGTGTCGATGTCGAATGGAGCTTGCACAGTTGCACGGCGTGGCATACAGGCAACAGTACAGAGGGGGTGTGACCGCTAACCCTCCACCGGGGCAAGATCAACAGAAGAAATTACGAAGGCGGGACGGCCCGCCTCGGCTGCCTCCCTCAGGGTCTGCTCGGTGCCCCGGTTGTGGCTCAGCCGGTCCATGAAGGCGATGACGATGTTGGGATCCTCCCAGCCCTCCACTATCTCGTAGTGGAGGTACTTGAACTGCTCCACCTCAAACTTCAGGCCCGTCAGAGAGCCATCGTCCTGGATGGTGATGACCTCCTGCCAGTGGCGAGCCTGGGTGTTGAGGCCCTCCAGCAGGATGCGGAGGACGAAGGTGTCGTCGGTCAGCCGGGAGCCACAGAAGAGGTACTGGGGGCCTCTAAACGACATGGGTCTGGAGGAACTCGGAGAGGGACTGGAGGTCCAGGTTCAGCCGTCCCTTGGGGCTGATGCCCTTGCCGTCGATGACAGCGTCGGCCACCTTCTTCTTCTGGCTCAGGAGCCGGTACTGGTACTCCTCGATGCTCCCGGCCATCTGTGTCGAGAGCAATGTGACCTGGGGGAACTCGGAGGACAGGCGGATGATTCTGGCCTGGCGTTGTGCGTAGGCCCCCGCTGACCAGGGTAGATCCATGGAGATCAGGTAGTTCGCCACCGGTAGGTCAAGACCGATACCACCAGCGTCGCTGGAGAGGAACAGACGGGTGTTGGGATCGGTAGCGAACTGCCTCTTCACCTCGTCCCGGCGCTTCTGGCTGACGGCCCCGGTGAACAACACCGACTGGGTCAGGTCGGTGGTGGCCTCCTGAACGAGGTCGAGCATGTCCCGGAAGAAGGAGAACAGCACGATCTTGTTGCGCTCGTCGGCCTCCAGGATGTCGGTGATCAACTCGACGGTGGCATCCAGCTTGGGGGTCTTGGTCAGCTTCTCCAGGCGACCCTTCTGCTGTAGCTCGTCGGCGTACTCGGAGCCTGAGCGGCTGCCGGGAAGGACGCCCCGGAAGTGGGCGGCTGAGTTCCGCAGTAGCTGGGGGTGGTCGCAGAGCATCCGCATACACACCAGCTTGGACATGATCCGGCCCCGGACCTCACCCTGGTCATCCCCGTGGTAGAGGCCGCTCAAGGAGAAGTTGCCCCAGGTCTGGATGGCCTCGGCCAGTTCGGCCTCCAGGTCATGCACCATGCGGTGGTACAGCTTGGCCCCCTCCTCGTCCATGTCCACCAGGAGGATCTCCTCGGTCACAGCCGGTAGCTGGTCAGCCACCTCGGCCCTGGTGCGCCGGACCATGTGGTCACTGACCAGCCGGTGCAGGGTGGGCAGGTTGCGGTAGAGCTTGACCCGGCCCCAGTGGTCCCGCTTGATGAAGGCGGCGTCGAAGTTGCGGAAGTCACCCAGGACGCTGGGGTCCACCCACTGCATGATGCTGAATAATTCCTCCGCTCGGTTCTCGATGGGCTGACCGGTGAGGCCCCATTTATAGGTGGCGTTTAACCGCTTCAGCTTCTTTGAACGGGCCGGTTTGAAGTTCTTGGCCCAGGTGATCTCGTCGCACACGATGGCGTCCCTGGGCAGCTTGCTGACGATGGCCCAGTCGTTGACCATCTGCTCCGGGTTGAGGATCAGGTACTCAACCTCGCCCGCCTTGTAGCCCTGGTACTGGTGGTCCCGTTGGCGCAGATCTCCGGTCACCACGGTGACCCTGGCGTCAGGGGCGAAGTCCTCCAGCATGTGCTTCCATTGCAGCTTGATCGAGGCAGGGGCCAAGATCAACACTCCGCCGATCAGCCCCTCCTCGATCAACCGCTCGGTGGCGGCGATGGTGATGACGGTCTTGCCCAGGCCCATCTCGTAGGCCACCAGGAGCTTCTGGCAGTCGATCATCTTCTCCACCGCTTCCCGTTGGAAGTCGTAGAGGCTGCCCTTGAAGGTCATCGTTCAGTCGTCTTGAGGCGATTGAGCAGGAGATCGTTCCACATACTTGAGTACGTTGAACGCTTCACCAGAAGCTCGCCAGGACGGCCTGCTCGATGCCCCTGGAGACCTCGGCAGGAGCCATCTCACCAGGGTCTTTACCGACTGCTGAGCCATAGTTGAAGATCTGCATTGGTACCCGATGGTGCCACTTGGCGTCGATCAGGCGGCGCACCTCGGCCCGCCCTGGCCGGTCGTTGTCCAGGGCCAGGATCAGGTTGTCGACCCGCTCCAGGATGAGCCGCATCTGATGGTCGGTCACGTTGCACCCGAAGGCAGCCAGGGCCGGGATGTCCAGGCTGTCGAGGTAGACAGCGTCGAGCGGCGACTCCACCAGGACGGCCCAGGAGGTGGAGCGCAGCACCGTGATGCCGAAGAGGGTGCGGCCCCGCTTGATGCCGGGTGGGTAGTTCAGCACCCGGTCATGGGACTTGGTCTGCCAGCCCCAATTCTCCCCGGTTGGGGAGAAGATGGGGATGACCCAGGCGTCGTCGTCAGGATCCCAGCGCAGCCGGTAGCGGGTGGCCGACTCCAGGCTGAGGTGGCGGCGCATCAAGGCCCTGGCGGGTGGGGGGCTGAAGTCCTCCAGGGTGCGCTCCAGCAGGGCCGTGACCGGTGGCTCCCAGGGGGCCTCCTCGATCTCGCCTAGCTCCACGTCGTACTTCCTCAGGGCCTGGTGGGCGTCCCATAGGCCCATCCCGGTCAGGTCCATGACCAGGCGCACCAGGCTGCCTGAGTACTCACAGGAGAAGCAGTGATGCGCCCCGGAGACCCGGTTCACGCTCCAGTGGTCCGGGCGGTTCTCCCGCTGGCCGGTGCGCTCCTCATGCCGGGGGCAGCGGGCCTGGACCTCCTCCCCGATGGGGCGGATGTCCTCTACGCCGATGGCCTCCAGCAGGTCTTCAATCACGGGGCCTCGCTCATCCTGTCCTCGTCGTCCTCGTCATATTCGACCTCTTCGATCTCCAGGATGGAGCCGTGGTCCAGGTCGAGGAGGAGGCGCACGTCCTTGCGAGGACAGTTTCGTGAGGCGATGATCCGCAGCAAGATCTCCCGGTCACTGATGTCGCCCTTCTCGTCCTTGGTCTCCTCCACCCCGAAGATCACATCGCTGTCCTGGGCAAAGCTGCTGCTGTAGCCGATGGAGTTGAGGGTGAGCTTGCCCCTGGGGGTCTTCCAGGTCAGGGCCTGGGTGGTCTGGACGATGGGGATCTGTGCCCGCTGGGCCAGTCGCTTGAGCGACCGGGTGATGCCGGTCAGGGCCTGGGCCGAGTTCGGCTCGACGTTCGGGATCTCGGGGTCCATGAGGTAGGCCCCGTCGATGAACACCACGTCGGGCTTGTGCTGGTTGATCTTGGCGGCGATGGCTGAGACTGTCGTCGTGCCAGCCGGGTCATGGACGAAGATCATGGGCGGCATGGCGTCGAGGCCATGACCCATCCGGTCCAGCTTCTTCCACTCCCAGGGCAGGATCTTGCCGGTCTGGAGCCGGGTCAGGCTGATCCCGGCCCGCAGGGCGTCATGGCGGGTGGTCTGCTCCTGGGTCGACATCTCAAAGCTGGCGAACAGGGTGCGGTTCCCGGCCTGGTGGGCAGCGATGTTCATGCACATCAACAGCATGGACTTGTAGCTCTTCTGGAGACCCACCAGGGTGATCAACTGCTCCTTCTGGAGGCCACTGGTGGCCTGGTCCATGGAGGCGAACCCGGTGGGTAGACCCTTCATGCCTGGTGATGCGGCCAGCATTCGGTAGTACTCCTGTCGGTCCTCGTAGGTTCGGGAGGCGTCGAGATCGTGGAGATCGGCCACCTCGATGTGGAGACCCTCTAGGCCCGCCGCCAGGATCTTCGTCACGATGTCACCATCACCGTTCTTCATCGGCCCCTGGATCTCATCGGTCAGGGTGGTGAGCAGCACCATCTTGTGGTAGTCCCGTAGCTCATCGATGTAGTAGGCCAACGGCTCGGGGGTTTTGACCAGCGAGTCGGAGGGGTACTCACGGTGAAAGGCTTCCTCCCCCGGTGAGGCCCCATAGGTGGACCAATGGTCTTGCATCCACCGGAACCGCTCGGCGTTGCCCTCGTCCACGAAAAAATTGTGGGTGATACGGGCCTCGGCCACAGCCTGGAAGCCGTCACTAACCTCCAGCATCTTGCACAGGATCAGATACTCAATGTCGGCAGTCAAGTCGTTAGGCGTCATACAAGTTGACCCGGTTGGCTTAGTAGATAGCCCTGAGGGCCGAAGGCCCACCGTTGCTCCTCCAGCCCGTAGATCACCCGCTCCACATCAGGCATCGTGGATAGCCCCTTGCCCAGTTCAGGTGCTGTGCGTGCGAAGACATAGCGAACCGGCCAGTTCTCTTTTTCCACACGTTTAGCCACAGCCTGTGCAAAACCCTCAGGGCGGGTGGTGACGCACACATCCACCCGGTAGTCGGTGCGGGCTAAGACGGCCCACATCCAGGCCAGGCCCCACTCACTTACCTCCCAGTAACCTACGGCCTGGTCCCACAGGCCCACGTTGCACTTGACCTTCTCCCAGGTACGGACAGCCTTCTTGTCAGGGAGGGAGGCCACCGCTCCCTCCCAAATCCAGATCATCCGCCGTTGGGCCTCAGTCCCCAACTGCCCCTGTCGCACGGTAGTCCTCTCCATCCATGACCACGGTGGTGTTGATCTCTCGCAGGAAGCTGACGAACGCTTCGCTGTAGCGTCGGATGAGGAAGTCGAAGGGCATGTTGCTGGTGATGAGGGTGGCAGCACCGTTGTCGTAGCGCCAGCGGATCAGGTTGGAGATCTGAGTGCTGGACCACTGGGTGTCCGAGTCGTACTCCCGGCCCAGGTCATCCAGAAGCAGCACGTTGCTGCGTTCCAGTCCGTTGAGATGTCGACGTGTTTTCTCTAAATCCTCGACAACATCCCCACCCGCCTTCAACAAGGCCCCCAACTCAAACTTGTCACGGTAGAGCGAGAGGTACCGGTCAGCCCGAATGCAGCCAGTCCGAAACCTGTACGGAAGCCCGTTCATTACCATCGAGGCCAGAAAGGTCTTACCGATCCCGCAGGGACCGATGAACGTCAAGCCGTTACCTTCCCAGTTGTAGCTCTCGATGTAGTCCCTCACTACCTTGACCGCCAGTTCCTGACTGGGGTGCCTTGGTACGAAATCCTCCAACTTTTTCCTCTCAAACTGCCTGAACACTGCTGATGGTCGTATTGATGATCGGTCCCTCACAGACTCTCTCCCAGGAAGGTCTTGCGGCACGTACGGCACTGGTACCGCTGGCGGTTACTCTCCCGGCTGCGCCCGTAGCGGACGACTCTGTCGGGGAGGCCACAATTAACACAGGGCGGCATCTCACGTCGGCCCTGGGAGAACTTTCCACTGATCCTGTTCTTGGTGCGCCGTCGCCGGGACCAGCCCCGCCGCCAGTCGTAGTACTGCTCCCCGGTCAGGCGGATCCTGGACCTGACCTGGGGCGTCAGACCAGCGAAGACACCGAACTCCAGGTCACGGGTGAGCGCCCAGCGGGTGCATTCCTGGAACAGGGCACACTTGACGCACAGGGCCTGGCAGGCAGCCAGGGCCTCGATGCTCTCATCGAAAAATAGCTCCCACTTCCCGATGCACATGCGCCGGGGGTCGCTGAGGAAGGCCGGGGAGGGACGCCCCCGGACCCACAGTGGGGTGGTCATGCCCAGGAGTATGCACGGGGGGTGCGACGCTCAGACCACATCGCACTCCTTTGCTGCTGATGCCGTACCAGTCCCAGGAGTTGGTCTCGCCGGGAGAGGAAGACCTGCCAGGGGTTGTTCCT